TATACTCGATATGGTTTTTTGTGTACCGGAATCAAAATTGTGTTCGACTGCATCCTCGGAACCAGAGTGGTTTATCACGTCTCCACACGCGAGTATTCGACCAGTATAAAAGGGTGTATCTGCGTATACAGTCTGATTAAACTCGTCAGAACCACTACTTAATTTAAGTATGAACGAATCAACACCTTGAAGATTTATACTCCCCGTCGTAAGACTGTTATTCGTTGAGTGAACATTATCTGACGAAAACCCAAGAACATCGTGTGGTGTTGTGTATGTATTTGAAGATGTGTACCCGTGTATACCCCCGTAAAATGCAAACGTAAAATCGTTCGTTGCATTTGAAAACACTATATCGTTTGTGTATGTTTTGTACGTTGCAGAATCAAGTATGTCGGAAACCTGTATGATGTTAGACACAAGTTCATCACCATCGTAATTTCCATTTGGTATGCTGATAGTTTCGGTGTACGACGCCGTGTTAATAGTGAACGTATTATTGCGTTCGTGTATGAGTAATTGACTGTTATGAATTCGAGCCGATGTGAGTGTTATCTTAGACACATCGTAAATGGGATTCTTAAGATGTATCACATAATCACCTGGATCCGGGTACAATATTGGGTCTCTATCACCACTATCTATGTCTAAGGTATGGACCTTCATTAAAATATATGGACAATATTTTAATGAGTGTTTTAATCTATAATTTACTATTTTTAGCACAAATGGTGTGCGTACGGGTTGTTCAATAATTGGCGTTTCGCAATGCCGAGTCCCGCCTGAGAAGCGTGTGGATTTTGGTTGCCCTTATACACATTGAGGTCGTGGTACGATGAATTCGTATATTGTTGTGTCCACCCAGCACCCATTGGGTTCACACGACCATCCACACGTGTGGTATCCGAACGCGCAGAGGTAAGCATACCACCTTGGTTGAGTGCATTCGCACGAACATTCATACGACCTGGATTCGCGGCACGGTTCGCCTTACCACGACGTTCGTCGGGTCGGAAACCATACTTTTGTAATTCTTCGGTCGTATAAGAGCCTCTTTGACCAATCGCAATTTCCGGGGACTCGAGATACCCATGTGCGTAGCTATGAATACCTGGTTGTGGCTGATTCCTGTACTGGTACTGTTCGATGTTACCATCTTTTTTGTTTCTAGTTGGATCCTGGGACACCGTGTTCGCGGAAATGAATCTCTTCGCAGGAGCCACATTGAGCGTGTCTGTTCTGAGACCAGTTTCGGCGCGGTTAGTGGTACGCTTTGTTCGTTCATGTTCACCCCGTGGAGTTCGACCTGAAAATCCTTGTGAACGCCCGAGTGTCATTGGAAGACGCTCTGGAAGATACGATGTTTTCTCTGGTCTGTTATGCGAGACTTTACCCACTATACCACGGCGACCACCTCTAGTGTCTTGCGCTGGACCACTTCTACCTGGAAGTGTCGTGAGCTTGTAAGCACCGACATTTTCTGGATTCACACGTAAGAGTTGTTGGAAACCACCATACGACGCAACAGATGGGTCTACACCCAAACCTGGACCGACGAGACGCTTCTCTACGGGGGATACATTGTTCATTCGGTTGTAATCATTCATTCGGTTTCGCATCTCAAGAACCTCGGCGCCACTCGTTCGCATTTGTGGTGCGATGTCACCAAAGTTAGAGGTGACCATTTTATTTATGTGTACGTTTTCGATGGGTCGTTCCTTCACGAGTTCAACCTTTGGTGGCACTGGTAATTCCATCGCTTGTCGTTCTGAGGAGTACCTTTCCGTCGTAGGCTGACTCAATTTGCGTCCGGCGTATACAAGACCCGCGATAGCTGCGACAGATATGGGATCGGCCATTCTTATTTCTTATTGATATTTTTATTTAAGTATCTTTGGTTAAACATCCCATTTTGAATTTCGGAACGCGTACTCAATGGTTCATATGAAATGGTTCGAAGTGGCAATTTACATTCCATGTTTTGAAGTGGAAACAAGTTTTGTTCATAGGTTCTCGCGAGAACCTTGTTGAAGCGGGACGTCGATTGTGGGCGAAGTTCGTCACTCGTCTCGATGTACTCAGCTGGAGCACCCTTCCCCGCCATAAATGGTGCAGTACCATACAACATGGTGTTTGGTCGTTGCGAACCATAATTAAGAGTACTGGGCTGGGGGTACACGAATACTTCTTCAGTCGCGCAGTTCACTGGAACAGCGGGGTTCTGGACTATTTTAAGACCTGGCTGCAATTGGTAAGCCATTTTACTATTACAAAAGATTTATTTACCGCCTATCACCATTTGGCTGAAGTCCAGCGAACGCCTCGAGTTGTATACCTCGTGCATTTGGATCACACATACTTCCATCTGATTTGCACATGGGTGCACCTTTCTTACCATAGAGCCATTCAGCAAATCCCGTCTGGTCACTGCCGACCGTCGTTACTGGTACACTCACGAATTGTCGAGACAATGCATTTTGTTGGTATTTGGGGAGAGTTGAACGAGATCGTGCTGGTCCAAATGGGGTTTCTCCCACGACAAACGCATCCGCCTCGGTGCGAACACTTGGATACGAACACGCTTGGTTACGATTTGGATCATCACCTATGAGTACATTTGCCATTGGGTTATCACGGGTTGGTCGCTGGCATGCATCTCCTATATTTTCATAATATTCAACACCTCGTGATACACCTTCCTTAACCATACCGGCTCTTTCCATTACATAAAGAACACCCAACGCGGTCGCGGCGAGTACAAATATACGAACGTCACGCTTAATAAGATAGTGTATCGACGCTGCATATATGATGAATCGCGAACCGGCGTTTACACGGTCTGCTGAGGATTGAATATTTGTAGGCCAAAATTCGAGAACCTTCTTATCATCAACGAGTTGTTTTGGGTCTTGAAACCAAGAGCTCATTTAATATATATTAGTTTTATTTTTTCAACATACCACCTAGCATACCCTGCATGGTTTTCATGAGAGCAGCTTCGTCAATACCACCACCATCACCCTCCAATTTGTCCGCGCATTCCTTCGCAACCTTTTCAATCATAGAGAGTGTGTCTGCTGGGATCGAACTAATAGTCGTGCCGAGCATGTATAGTGTTTGCACATATTGCCAAATGGCATCTTTTGTTTGTGTGGAGACAGACGCCCACTTTTCTTCGAGCTTCACGTCCTTCAAAAACTCGAGGTTCTTTGCCTCGTTGATGAAAAACGTGTCATCCTTTGCCGAAATCTTATCCGCGAATGGCGTAACACTGCTCATAAATCCGTCGATCACGAGACGTGGGTTAGACGTTCGCATGATTTCGAACCCGGACATACACTTTTTGATACCCTTTTCTTCTGGAAACGTCTTGTGAAGTTCCGCAAGAAATTGGCCCATCATATCATTGAAAGCAGTCACAGACGTCATGTTTACTGTGATAGATAACACTGTTATCTTTAAGCAAATGGTTCAGTAGATATGGATTCCTTACCTCCTATTCCGTTAGATACAATAAAAAATACGAGAATCGCGTTTAAGAATGCTGGTTTAGAATAAGCACTTGTGGGGAGATTACCCTCGTTGTTAAGTTTTGCTTTCGCGTGGATATATCCAGCAGTGATGATACCAGCGACGATCGCCGCCCAAGCTGGATCTCTGAGATAATCTTCAAACTCCATTTAACTATAGCCAACTTTTTTTACGGGAGCATCTGATGCGTCTGGAAACAACACGGGCTCTTCGTCCTCTTCTTCCTCCATCATTTGTTGTGGAACACCTTCACTCGTGTTGACTGTTTTAAATTCATTATCAAATGGCGAAGACTCTTGTTCTGGAGGCTGCATCTCAGCCATGGGTTCTTCCATTGATCCACCTTCAGTGAGTTCTGGTTCTGGGTGTGTTTCTGATTCTGGTTCCGGTGGATATTCGTCGACGAATTCTGGGTCTTCGGTGTCTTCGTCTGCTTCTCCGCCTACATCTATGTCTTCCTTTTCGTTGTTCATGTAGGTTTGGAGAATTTGTTGAACTGGGATGAGTTCTCGCACGGACGCTTCGATTACCATCGTAAAACGGTCGAATAGTTTATCATTTCTC